CCCTGAGCATTTAGATACTTCAGGTTTTATAAACATTAGTACACTAGATAATCCGTGGGGGAAATTTTTAAACGCTGCGACAGGTAAGGTCCACGATTGTTCCGACTATGCTTACGCTGCTGTTGTCGGTGCGGATAAGGAACCGTCATGACACCTTATCAGTTGGCAAAGTCAAACACCGAGTCGTCGCATCAAATCGCATTCTTCGCTTACTGTGCAGTCGCAGCAGGCCACGGTTTCCAACAAGCTGATTTCTATAGTAAAGTTGGTTTTATTGAGAAGAACAAATCTGATCCGGTTGAAGAGTTAAAATGGATTCACCACATTCCAAATGGAGGGTCAAGAGGCGACACGGCAAAAAGCCGAAGTATTCGAGGAGGTAAGTTAAAAGCCGAAGGAGTACGTGTAGGTGTATCAGATATATTTTGGCCTCAACCTAGCGGCTCTTATTGTGGGCTATATATTGAAATGAAGAAACCGACAGAAAAACCAAAGAAAACAACAAGTAAGGGCGGTATGTCTGAAGAGCAAATAGAATTTGCAACTTTTGTAACAAAAGGTGGATATTGCTTTAAAGTTTGCTATACTTGGTTGGAAGCCGTTACTTGCTTAAAACAATATTACGGTTATGTACCTGAAACAATTGATTTATTTGATTAAATCAAACTCAACTTAAATAATAAGGATTTAAAAAATGGCTAAAAAACAAACTAAAGCAATGATGGCGTTGTCTTTGAAAGATATTGTAGCAGCAGGCGCCGAAGGTCTTTTTGTTCCGCAAGAAACAGCAAAGAATTTCTATGAAGAAGGTTTTATTTCTGTAGATGGTGACAAGATTGACGAATATGATTGTATTCTTGTAACTGCTACTGATAAAGGTGTTGCTTATCTTAATGAAGTAGGCGAAGAATCAGGTCTTGCCGAGCCAAGCGAATTTGTTCTCGAAACAGGTATTGTAATGCCTGCTAAACGTACAGGCTCTAATCGCGGTAGCAAATACCCATTTGAAGCAATGGGTATGAACGAAAATCAGTCGTTCATGGTTAAAGGCGATGTTGAAGCAACTATGAAAACGTTGTCTTCTGCCGTAGCAGTTGCTAATCGTCGTTTTTCGCAAGAGACGGGTGAATTTAAAATGACGAAAGGTGGAAATAGTGTTCCTGTTCGTGTATTTGACCGTAAGTTTGCTGCTCGTAAGGTTGAAGGTGGCGTTCGAGTTTTCCGTATTCAATAAAAACCAACTGCTACGGTAGGGGCATTGTGCTTAGGTTCAAGCAAGGGTTATGATCTGTAATTCTTGCTTGTTTTAATAAGGAGCATTATCGTGGAAGCTAAAGCTAAGTTAATGTTTTATAAGGATAAAGCAGGGAAACACCGTTGGAGAATTGTTGCATCGAACGGGCGAATTCTTGGGGTTTCTAGCGAAGGTTACGAAAACAAATCAGATTGCGAAACCGCTTGCCTTTTGTGCAAGAACATTTTAAAAGCATATATTTAGAATAACAGCCCTCCCTTTCTGGCGTATGTAAAGAAAGGGTATCTGTAAACCCTGAGCAATGAAAGTTTCAACTCCTTTTACTTTCATTGCTCAAAGAGTCATGCCTTTTCTCAGGGTTTACAGATGCGTAAAGTGTCACGCCCGACCCGCCGTGTGAACATGGCCTTACAAAAGGCAAATTTAACCGGGTGAGCAGTCACGGGGTCGGGTTCTTACTCAATAAAAAGGGAAATAAAAAAAATGAGAAGAACAGACAAAAGTCCTTTTACAATTGTTTATCTTACAGTTGTGTATGCTGCAAGTGGTTGGTTATCAATCGAATTTGTTATTTGGGTTTCAAGCTCTATTGCTACGGCCTTTGGTTTTTCATAATGAAAAAGTTTAATCATTACTTCAAAGATGTTTCACACCTCGAAGTTATTGATGTTTATAGGGTTTTGTCTTTATTTGAAGTTGCCGATCCTTGCTTGCAACACGCAATTAAAAAGCTTCTTGTTGCAGGCAAACGAGGTGTAAAGGATTCAACCAAAGACATTCAAGAAGCAATCGATTCGCTTGAGCGCAAGCTAGATATGATTGAGGAAGATTCAATTAACATTTTTCGACCAAAGGAATAAAAATGGCAAAAGTGACAATTACGTTTGAAGATACGGACGAAGGTGTTGTTACGGTAGTCGATGTAAACCCTCCCCCTGCATCCGAAGACGAAGAACCGACCGATGCAATTAGGTTTGCAATGGTTGCAATTGAGGCGTTGGATTGCTGCGAAGAAATTTCTAATATAGAGGAATAACCGACCCCTTGTGGTTATTTTCTTCTTTAAATTTAAGGGGCTAACTGATACCCTCTGCAAAACCTACGGAGGGAATCTACGTGAGCGATAAAGAACAACACCCTTATTTTGCTGAACAAACCTATGAAAAACATAGGCTTATCGAAACCAAACTTCCTTTGTGGTGGATTTTAGCATCGGTCGCATCAATTGTATTTAGTCTAGGGGGCGTTTTTGTACAGCTCGATGGGGTCATTGAAAATATCTCAAAGCTAGAGCGAAAAATAGACCTTCAAGAAGCTAGGTTTTTGATTTTAACCGAGAATGTCAGCGCAAACATCGCCACGAACAAGGTACAGCAGTCTCAAATCGATAGGGCTGCTGCTGATTTGAATGAGTTGTCTAAATACAACAGGCCGACAAGACAATGAAGAAAATTGAGCTAGTTGACGATTGGAAAAAAGCCCCTAAATTCTGGTCTGTAATAACTAGCTTCATCGGTACTTGTATCATGGGGTTCTTCACGATATGGCCGGAGTCAGCATTGTATTTGTGGGGAGCAATGCCAAACGAAGTAAAAACCCTCCTGCCCGACCAACTCGCAACAGGCATAGCGATGTTTATTTTCATTGCTTCCATGATCTCTAGGCTTATTAAGCAAAAAAATGTATGAATATTAAAGGTCGGAATGCGGCTGCGATCAGCATCGCGGCGGGATTAATAATCGCGTTTGAGGGTGTCATGCTTACAGGGTATCTTGACCCTGTTGATATACCCACAAAATGTGTTGGTGACACTACCGATGTAATAGTGGGTCAAGCCTATAGCTCTGAGGAATGCACAGCGTCCCTTGAGAAGCAAATTGAAGCTCATGCAGGCCCTATCCTTAGATGCACCCCTATCCTTGCAGGAACAACGTTTCAGTTAGCCTCTGCAATATCCTTTGGCTATAACATCGGTGTTGGCGCATACTGCGGGAGTGATACAGCAAAAAGGTTCAATAAACACGACTTCAAAGGCGCGTGTAAGGCTATGAACGAAAACGATAAAGGTGGCCCACAATGGGTCTATGCAAAAGGAAAGGTCTTGCCCGGCTTAGTCACCCGTAGGGCGCAAGAGCGCAAAATTTGTGAGGTTGGCTTATGATAATAATTACAGCACTCAAAAAGTTCTATTTACAGTTTCAAATTTACATACTCATAATAGGAGGGGCAATCGGTGCTTGGTTTATTGCTAAAAGTATGGGTCGGAAAGAACAAATGCAAGAAAATTATAAAGACAAGATGAAAGAGCACGAAAAAATTGCTGCTGTTGAAATCGTAAAACAAAACAAACAAAACGAAGCGGTGGTTAAAGCGGTTACTAACTCAAACGAGATTAAAAATGAAAACGCTACTTTGTCTGACGATGCTGCTATTAACAAGCTGCGGGATAAGTGGACTAGGGATTAAAACACTAGATGATGTTGTTCAGTATCAGCCTGTAATAATTGACACTGGTTGTAAGTGGGCGAGTCTAATAATGATTTCTAAAGAAGACGAATTCACACCGGGAACAGCAAGGCAAATTCTAAATCATAACGAGACTTATGAGAAAAATTGCCTGAGTGTAGAAGGAGACGGAAATGGCGAATCCTGATAATTTTAGGCCGATTAAATTAACAATTGACGACGATGTTTTAAAAATAATCATGGAACAGTTTGAATTCCTAGCTGTTAAAATTGTTCAGCTTGAGGACGAAATTAAATCTCTTAGGGAGTTAGCACAAAATGACCTGCGCAGCTTGCGAACGAAGAAGAGCTTGGTTGAGTAAATGGTCGAAGATTGCTGCTGATCGTGCGGCCCAAGCATTTAAAGGTAAGAATGAAAAAACTAACAATGTTGCAGCCAAGAATACAAAACCTTAATCAAGCCGGAAGTGTAAAAGTTCCTGAAATAAACAGATGGGGGTCTAATCGTGGTGGTAGACCTTGGCGAAGGAAAAGGCTCGCAATTCTTATTAGGGACAAATATACTTGCCAACAGTGTGGGTATATTGGGGCTGACCTTGAATGCGACCACATTATAAATTTGGCAGTAGGTGGCGACGAAGAAGATACAAACCTACAAGCTTTGTGTAAAGATTGCCACTCTTTGAAAACAGCGAAAGAATCAAACTTAGGAAGATGATATGAGCAAGCAAGATTCGGAACAAGTAGAACGAGAACGTGCCTATATGGAAATGCGAGCTAAAGGGACTGAGCCTTATGATGCTGTTGTTTTGCTCGGTTTTTCTGATAGCTTTGCAGACTCAATTGCAAAAAGATTGGAAGACAAATATCAACAGCGAATTAAAGATGTAATGAACAAAGCCGCAAATAGCGTAGCTTCGTTAAGCAAGAAGCCGTCAAAAAATCCTCTTGATTTTCTAAGTGGAATAATGAACGACGAACTAATGCCAAATGACATTCGTATTAAAATTGCGTTTCAACTGCTACCTTACTTTGCAGTCAAGAAGGGCATGGGTAAACCCCTCGGTTCAAAAGCCCAAGCGGATCAAGATTCTAAGGACGCCTCTAAAGGAGGTTTTGCACAAGGCAATGCGCCTAAACTGGCGTCAGTGCCTAAATGATCCAAGAACCGCAATGGGAAACGGCTTGTCCTGATTGGGAAAAGAAAATCGTTGCGGGAGACTCCCTTCTACCTTGCGGCCCTCTGTTTCCTGAAGAAGCAGAGAGCGCCCTTTCGGTAATGAAACAACTTCGTATTGTAGACATTCCAAATAGCCCTTTAATCGGGGATTGCTGCGCGTCTTGGATATTAGATTTTGCTTCTGTTTTCTTTGGTTCATATAATCCAGAATCAGGCGAAAGATTAATTAAAGACTTTTTCTTGCTAGTAAGTAAAAAAAATGCAAAATCAACTATCGGTGCAGGCATTATGCTAACGGTTTTGATTCGCAATTGGAGAAAGTCGGCAGAATTTCTTATCCTAGCCCCGACGATTGAAATTGCTAAAAACGCATATCAGCCTGCAAGAGATATGGTTAAAGCTGACCCGCAACTTTCAGCACTGCTTCAAGTGCAAGATCACCTAAGAACAATTACTCACAGAGAGTCAGGCGCTACTTTAAAAGTGGTTGCTGCTGAAACAGACACAGTTGGGGGAAAGAAGGCGGCAGGCATATTGATAGACGAGTTGTGGATAATGGGTCGCAACCCAAACGCAGACAATATGCTTAGAGA